AGACACACCCGTTTTTTCGTAGTTCCGTTCCCAAAAAGTCCGCACTATCTCCTCAGCAGTCAAGTTTCCTTCGATAGCTGGGTTTTCTTTGTTGGCGGCATACTTTTGGAGTTTCATGCAAGCCTTGTTAGTAGTTTTGAGTCATCTATGTTATCCGGGTGAAAGTTTGGTTTACCTAGTAGCCGGGATGTCCAGACCGCGCCCCCTAACATTTTTACACTCCAGCCAACTCCGCGTAATAGCTGAACTGTTACCGCCGTACCATCTTGACGTAGTTTACTAAATACGTAGGAAACAATAAACTCAACTACGTACCGCAGGTTACCACGGGCTAATTTTTTTAGCTCCGTACGAGAGTACCCTAACGCGTCCCACAGGTCAATGGCAAGGCTTTTATGCTCCAGCTCTTCCATAGAGTGCCAACGAAATAGCGCAAACTCCCTACCTGTGCGCAGTGTATAAGTCGTAAGGAAATACCTAGACATACTAGACGCAATATGCTCGATCGATACCATAGCCGCAAGCCAAGCCCGCATTTTCGGTCGGCGTAATACCAACCTAATCTTTTCAAACTCTTTGTCTTCTAGGTCTGTTATACCTACGCGGACATTGTGCGAGTGGTGGGCTTTACCGTGGGCAGTTTCCTGCGCAATAAACTGGTCCATGCGTCTTAGTAGCGCCGGATCAGATATGTCAGATTTGTACGCCCGAACGACCTCGGTAAACGCTAGCTCCCACGCCGGGAATAAAACACTCAAAGCGTTGCAGAAATGCGTACGTACTGGACACCCATCGAACCAGTATTTACCCGATGCTAAGCTACTACTTTCCATGAATACCCGCCCCCTGCGTCTTTGGTACAAACATAAACTACATCCGCTACTCCGGGGCCGTTATCTAGGTATGCAAAAATACCCCGGTAAGCTACTGACGGTGTTGGTAGTGTCGTATCAAACCGGGTTTCCTGCCCTTGTAGCCTTATGACCGCGGCTGCTATCGTGTTGATAAGCGGGATCAAACGATTGTAGAACAAACGCCCTACGTTGTTAAGCTGATCTTGGTAAGACCGCTCGTAGTTATCCGGGGCAGGTGGTAGCGCTGGCGGCTCGATATTGTTAAATGCCATAAAGATCTACCTTAGCGCTTACCGTCAGGCCGCATATCAAGCCGGGGGGCACCAAACTGCCAAGCCACGCCAAGCTCTGTCGACTCAACCTTCATCGCCATCTGCCGCCCACGCACCCGAGTAAATATCTGCCCCGTAAACTGCTCAACGGGTAGCTCCACCGTCCTAGTTACCCCCGCAAAACTTGCGTTAGCCACAGAGTGGTTGTCGTTTGTATTAGGGCTAACCGAGTACCCCGAGCCGGAATTCTTCAGCGGTAGCAAATACATTGTGATAGCGGGCGCAGCGGACGTAGATCCCGTAAAGGTAACGTCGGGCAAAATACGCCAGATAAACATAAAGTTGTGGCCGTCGTCTAAGTCAAACTCCGCTGAGGTTATAAACGCTGTAATCGGCAGAGTAGTGGCTGTCTCGCTATTGTCGTTCCCAGACTCGTGGTTAACAATATTGTTGCTATACGTGGCGGCAATAGGGAGATTTCGTAGTCCAGAATCCAGCCATGCAGTTCTAGCTAGCGTGCCATAAAACCATATATTTTCCACGTAGTTATAAACAACGTATTTGTCAATGGTAAAAGAGTTAGCTGAACAGTAGAACCACCATACCTCGTTAAAGCCTTCGTTTGCGCCGGAGAAAATTTGCTCGTACTGCGAGACATTTATATCCCCAAAAACATACTTGCGCAAATCACTCGGCAATGTCTGGGACCGACCGTCGTACCTATAGAACTTGTCCTTGCCCATCCAGTAAGCCACACCGTTTGCATACACCACAGCGTTTTGCGACACGATAGAGATGTTTTCCCCCACCAGCTGCGCAGACCAAACGATCGGTGCCCCAACGTATTGCAGCGAATACAGCGCAGCGTCGGTCCATACCAAAACTTCTTGCCTAGCCTGTGTAGCGGTAATGATTTCCGAACCGCTAGATAGCGACAAAAACCCCGCTTGGTTCGTAGCTGCGGGAGTCCAGTTGTATGGGTCTTCTTGGTCAGACCAACGAATTAGCATAGGGTCAAATATAGTTGAGCCGTACTCCGTTGTTCCTAGCGCAAACACAAACCTACTAATATCGGAGACAACCAATAAGTTTTGCTTGGTCGGCACATCTGTTGCGCTGCCGAAGTCGGCCAAGTCATACGCATTAGAGAGGATTCGGTTTACGCCAGTTCCCGAGGCAGATACGTTAACCAAAGCGCCAGACGGGGTTATAGAGATATTAAACGTACTGCCCGAAGCATTACGTACGTAGTACTGTAGTCCGGAGATGATACCCGTTGGCAGCGTAGCCCCTGCGTCGGGGGCAAATCGAATAGGTAAGTCGTTTATGTAGGGCACGGTAGCGGTAACAACTGTTGGGCTGGCAACAGTGGCAGAAAACGTTGCCGGAGTAAAACCCGTAGACGCATCCCAGTAGTAGATAGGCCCGCCGCGAGGCCCAAACACAAGGTCTTCCCCAAAGTTATTCTGGCTCCACAGCCGCAACGCATCTGTTGACGCTTCCCCTATACCCCACGGGCCTGCGCCCCAAGCCCCTGCACCCCAGCCTACCAAGGGCTGCACAAACGCTGGACCCACGTTAATCTGATACAGCGCGTACACAGTACCACCACCCACTGCATTTGACGTTGCGTTAGAACTTGCATTTATCGTGTATTTATCGCCACCGGATATTGTGATCTGGTAGTTTCCGACAATCGTTAACCCCCCAACGGCATCAGCTTCGTAAAACGTTACAAAATCCCCGTCAATGTAGCCTGCATTAGCATCAGTAACTTCAACAACTGGAGACCCAGCAAAAGTTTCAAACGGGTTAGTTAGCGTTACCTGCGCACGGCTAGGGGTGATGTCGTTGTAAATACCACCCGAAGCTAAGTAAAATTTTAAATTAGTACCTACACCAATTAGATTGGCGGAGCCAAGAGTCACCCAGTTCCACAAGGATCGGCACACTCCTAAAAACGTACTCGATGAAATACGCTCCCAACCACCAATTTTTTCTGGAGTCCCTTGGCGGAACCGTATTTTGTCGCTGTCATACCAACCACCCTCACTCGTATAGCGAGTATTTTCCCTGTTGACCCCGGACTTCAATAATAGTTTTTTAAGCGGCACGGCGTTACTCCCTATGCAGTAAAGACTGCAACCGCTTGGTTTATGTGCGCAACCCTGTCGCTAAGCCCAATAAGGCCACCGTTAATTTTCTTGGTCATGTCGGTATAGTCTTTCTTGTCAGCTACCGTATTGAGGCTGCGCTTATTCCAGTACCAACCCGCTGTCAGCACTGCCCATCTTGGGGTAAGAACTAAGTCAGGGGAACGTACAAAGTCTTCTTTGAGGCTATCAGAGGCCATTATGTAGTTGCTCTTGCCAGTAAGCTGAATGATACCGCGCCCGTGATACAACCACCCCTCACCGCTTTCCTCGTTACCGTTACCCATTCTGCCTGAATAAACCTTATTTGCAATCTTTTCAGGCTTGCGGTGGTACGGTTGCGCTGCCTCCAATGTCGGGAATCTACTAGGCCATGTCTTCATGAGCCCCGCAGCCGAGTAGTTCATATTCTCTTGCAGCACCTTAAAGTTGGCGGACTCGTGCTGGCACTGCCCGATGAACGCGGCTTGGCGTAGGGGTGTGTTTATCTCGTAGCGAAAGAAAGTTTCTTCTAGAGGCTGGAGCCACCTAATATTAATCTTCAGCCTAGCGAGGTTTAGAGCCAAACTCATCGTATACCCTTAATGATGGCATCCTTATCTTTACTACCCTTACTGGAGCCGAAGAAAAAGTTAAAGAACCCTGTAATGACTGTGCCGATCAGCACGCCAAGGATGGTATCTGCAACCCGCACACCGGACTCCGGGATAGTCCCAAAGGTAGCGAACGAGAAATAGACCATAGCAA